AACAAAGTATTTTGAGAATGTAGACAGCACTATTCCTGTCGACCTTAGACAGACAGACAAGATAGTAAATGATGTAATAAGTAAATACAAGCAACGTAGTAAACTTGGAATAGAAAAGTATGGTACAACATTACACGACTCTCCTGATGGCTTCTATGCGTTCCTAAACCACCTACAAGAGGAACTGATGGATGCTACACTATACATTGAGAAACTTAAACAGCAGAAATGAAAGAAAGCGAATTAATACAGATGAGAAACAGGATAGCTAATATGGAAAAAGTATTAGTTGCTGTTATTCTTAGATTGGAAAAATTAGAAGGTGTAGAAGAAAAAGATAGTGAATAACTTGTTTATATCAAAAATGTTTACGTAATTAGCATCATAATAATAAAACAAACAATTATGATATATCAAGAAAGCGATTGGATAAAACAAGAGTACGGTTCTATGACTAATGACCGTTTAATGTTTACCATTCAAAACAGACATCAATATCTACCTGCACACGCAGCAAGATGTTTAAAAGAATTAAAGCTAAGAAGAAATGATAACACTACTAAATAACGAAACGTGGGCAAGGGAAGAAATCCTTGCAGAGATGTACGATGATAACTTCTACTATGGACATCTAGGAAAACACGCTTTAAGCAGCAGCAGTCTAAAGATGATACTTAAATCACCAAAGACTTATAGAAACGTAACTAAGTATGGAGACCCTAGTTCAGATAGTCCTGCACTTGCACAAGGTAAGTTAGTGCATTGGTTAATACTAGAACCGCACAAGGTAGATGAGTTGCACTTTGTAGAAGCATCAACAAAAGGCACAAAGGTTTATAAGGAAGCTAAAGCACAATATGGTGAAGTGTTTCTAAACAAAGAAAGAAGTCAAGCAGAGAGAGTTGCAGATGCTGTACTAAGAAACGAAGCAGCACTTAAACTGCTAAACAAATCAGAGTTTGAGATACCTGCAATAGAAATGATGGAAGGGTTACCTTTTAGAGGTAAGGCAGATATTATACAAGGAGACACCATAATTGATTTAAAGACTTCTGCTGACCTTTCTACATTTAAGTATAGTGCAGATAAGTATGGTTACGATTTACAGGCTTATATGTACAAGAGAATGTTTAAGGCAAATGACTTTAAGTTCTTGGTGGTAGACAAAGGTAGTTGTGATATTGGCATCTTTGAAACAACAGAAGAATTTATAGCAAGAGGCGAGGACAAATTCCATAGAGCAGTAGACAACTACAAGTACTTTTTTCAAGGCGATACAGACCTTGACCAATATGTAATGAGAGGCATATTATAAAAAAAATAGTTTATAACTTGTTAATTAAAAAAAAGGTTATATATTTACAAAGTAAAAAGGGGTAAGCCGAAAACCCAATAGAGTAGGCAAACAAACAATTATATTATGAATACAATTAGAAGAACAATTTACACTAAAAACGATTTTGCAACTGTAATTACACCATCTTGGCAAAGGTGGAGAAACCAAAAAAACGTTAAAGATTTAGCCGAAGCAGTATTAGAAAACGGACAAATGAGAGATGTTCTAGTTTGTGCAACAACGGAAGGTACAAGATGGCTAACCGATGGCGCACACCTTGTTGATGCTATGACAAACCATCTTAAGTCAAGAAAGATAAGAGTGCTTGAAAAACTTGTAAAGAACGAAGAAGAAGCACGAAAAACATTTATCTCTTTTAACACAAGAGGTAAGACATTAAACACCATTGACTATGTTGTTAGTTATGCTGGTAGTGGAAATAAAACATATCAACGTTTCTTAAAAGAAGTTATGCAAAGTCCTAAAAACGAAAAAGAAGCAAACGAAGTACACGGAAAGTTGTTTACCGTTCCATCATTGATTAACCTTTTTTTGGGTAATAATAAAACGGTGAGAGAGGGTGTTGCAAAACTGCCAAAAGATTATTTGAAACTTTTAGAAGTCGTTGAATATGTTGGTCAAAACTATTTGTTAAACGGTAAGTTATTAGCACATACAGAAAAGAATGGTGGTAAGATGCGACTAAACGGAACATCAACCGCTTCTTTTCTTAGAATACTTAGCCACAGAAAAGGCTTAGATAACTTTACAAATAAAGATGTATTGGATATGATGATAGACTTTACCATATATCATTACAATTCAAACGCAAGTTGCACTTACGCAAGAGATGCAGTAGAGCCATCATTTAAAAAATACCTCAACATACAATGAAGAAATACCTTTATTCAGAACAAAGCAGCTTATGGGGAGACCCCGAGCTGCTTGGCTTCGGTAGCGATGATTTCTATATAAAAGAGATAGATAGAAAGTTAGCAAATGACATAATAAAGAAAAACCATTATAGCGGTAAATTTTACAATGCAACGTATATTCATTTAGGGGTTTTCGTTGATGCTAATATAAAGGGCGTTCTGCAATATGGATATGCTATGAACCCAGCATCTTGTGGGAGCGTTGTAGAGGGTACGCAAAAGAATGAATACTTGGAACTTAACAGAATGTGGATTGCAGACAACGTAGGTAAATATCCCGAAAGCAGGGCAATAAGTTATTCTATAAAATACATAAGAAGAAGATACCCAAGTATAAAATGGATTCAATCATTTGCAGATGAAAGATGTGGCGGTTTTGGAATAGTGTACCAAGCGTGTTCTTTTGGTTATTATGGCGAACATAAAAGCGACTTTTGGGAACTTGATGGTATTGTGTACCATAACATACAAATGACCGTATCAAAAGATTCAAAAAGATATGCGGGTGCGGCTAAGTACCTCCAAGAAAACAAAGAACGTGCAAAGAAAATGAATCTAAGACAATTTAGGTACATTAAATTCATAGACAAAAGGGAAAAGAAGAAATGTCTTTTAGTGGAACAACCATATCCAAAACATTACAGTGAATAAAGACATAATAGAAGAATTTTATTTGCTTACCTTACTAGACATAAAAGAAGGAGTAAGCATACAGGAACTAGAAGATATAATACAACTCTATGAAGATGTAGAAGACTACGAAGCCTGTGCAGGAATACTAAAAGCAATAAACGAAACAAGACACGATACAATAACAAACATCAATGAGAAACGAGAAGATACTGAAAGAGATTAGGAAGATAGTAGAACAAGAATGCAACTTAAACCTAAACGCAAAGACAAGAAAACAAGAGTACGTTTACGCAAGGGCGGTATACTATAAGCTATGTAGAGAAATAACCAATTCATCATTAACAGACATAGGTAAGATGTTGAATAAAGACCACGCAACTGTATTGCACGGTGTAAGAATATTTGATGCGTTTTTAATGCAGAAATCATACTATACATACGAACTATCAATCTACAACAAAGTTATGGAAGTGTATACCGATGAATCAGACAAGAACCCATCTACACTGATTGAGAAAGTAAAAGCAGAGAAGCTAAGATTGCAAAAAGAAAAGCAAGAGGTGATTAAAATATACCAAGACATAAACACCCAATACCTAGACCTAAAAAAGAAACATAACCATATGCTAAAGTTCTTCAGTAAGTACGAACCTAACGCATACGAGAAATACGCAGAAGTGTAATGGAATACTCAATAATGTTATTTGCTATCACATCCTTTGGATTACTAGCAGCAGCGGTGTACGAATACTTTAAGGATTAACAAAAAAGTTTAAATCTTATTGTACATATAGATATTGAATAATCAATCTATTTCAAATTGGATAAAAGAAAGTTTAACGGTGGTGCAAGAGCAGGTGCAGGTAGAAAACCTAAGGCTGAAGAAATACAGCTTGTAGAACGTTTATCCCCATTAGAAGATGATGCGTTAGCTGCAATGGCAGAGGGTGTAAAGTCAGGAGATATTAAATGGGTTACTCTTTATCTTAACTACTATCTTGGGAAACCAAAAGAAACTAAAGACATCTCTATCAACGAAGATGTACCTTTGTTTATAGACTAGGGATAACCTAAACCCTATCTGTAAAATATATGCAGATAAAGAAAACAGAAGCACTTACCAAATTAAGAAACCTCAACAGCAGGGTCAAGATTGTACGTGGTGGTACATCAGCAGGAAAGACTATTTGCATATTGCTTATCTTGATTGACTACGCTATAAGAAATGATGGCAAAGAAATTAGTGTAGTAAGTGAAAGCATACCACACCTGCGTAGAGGCGCATACAAGGACTTCTTAGGCATCTTAAAGGGTATGAATAGGTATAAGGATAACCAACTAAACAAGTCCACCTTAAAATACACGTTTACAAATGGCAGTTATATAGAGTTCTTTTCAACCGACCAACCTGACAAACTAAGAGGTGCAAGGAGAACAGACTTATACATTAATGAGTGTAACAATGTACCCTTTGATGCTTACCAACAATTAGTAGTAAGAACAAGTGGAAACATTTGGTTAGATTATAACCCTGCTGCACTATTCTGGGTTGATAAGGAATTAGTAGGAAAAGAAGATACAGACTTTGTTACACTAACCTACAAGGATAACGATTCACTACCAGACACAATCGTAAGAGAAATAGAAAAAGCTAAAGACAAAGCTAAGACCTCAACCTATTGGGCGAACTGGTGGAGGGTTTATGGACTAGGTGAAATAGGAAGCCTTGAAGGGGTTTGTATTCCTGATTGGAAAGAGATTGATACAGTTCCTGTCGAAGCTAGACTGCTTGGCTATGGAATGGACTTTGGATATTCGGTAGACCCTACCACACTAATAGCATTATATAAGTGGAATGATGCCTACATATACGATGAGGTGTTATATAAGAAGGGGATGCTTAATAGAGATATAAGCAGGTTTTTATCTTCTAACGGAATCACAGAAGCTATTGTAGCAGATTCAGCTGAACCAAAGAGTATTGCAGAACTACAAGGGTATGGGCATACAGTAACACCTGTGAGCAAGGGTAGGGATTCAGTAGTATATGGAATCAACCTAATGAACCAAAACGAACTTTATATAACATCAAGAAGCAAGAACCTAAAAAGGGAATTACAAGGATATATATGGGCAAAGGACAAAGAGGGGAACACCTTACAGAAACCAACAGGAGAACACCCTGACTGTATAGATGCTGCACGTTACATCTTGACTGATACATTAGAGAACCCACACAAAGGAAATTATTTTATCTATTAATTTGGTAGTTAATAAAAAGTTTATATCTTTGAAGAGTAAAACAAACAATATGGATTATTTAGTAGAGGAATACGAAAGACACTTACAGCGCATTGGCGAATGTGATGCACCCTGCCCAACTTGTGGCAGACCAACAGAAAAAGACTTCTGCAATGGCGATTGCTTTGAAGCATATTTAATGTAAAACAACAACTATGAGAATACAAGAAACAGAAGAGTACCGAATCGTTAAACAATTAACATCGGAAGAAAACAAGCAACTACTTAGAAAAGCATTGTGGCAAGTACCTGTTGCAATGGGAACGGTGTACGCAGGTATGTACGCATTTATTTACTTCTTTTTATGGATAGTAAAACTTTAAAAGATTGGCAAGTCAGGAAGGCTTGTTGGAATAAAGGTTTCTTTGTAGAGCAGCACCCTATGGGAAGGGGTTGGTCCAGTAAGCCTTATCCTGTACAGCTTGTGATGGACTTACAGGGCTTTAAGAAGATGGGAACAGATTCGTATAAACAGAACAGTAAAGAACTAGAAGAAAAAATAAATGAGATGTACTTGTATATTTATAAAAAATTTATATCTTAGTAAGGAAATATTTTTCATTTAGATAATTTAGTTAAACATTGGTTAAGGGTGGTAGAAATACTGCCCTTTTCTTTTTATACATAATTCAACTTATTTTATTGTACTTATATGAAAGTAGATATACTTGTACCAAGCAGCCTTAGTGAAGTTACATTAGAGCAGTATCAAAAATTTTCTAAGATTAACACAGAAGATAATTCAGATACAGGATTCTTAATGCATAAGACTGTTGAAATATTTTGCAACCTTGATTTAAAAGATATTGCAAAAATTAAATACACTTACGTCCAAGAGATACTAAACGACATAAACAAACTATTTGAACCTAAGCAAGATTTGATTCCTAGATTCACAATGGGTGGCATTGAGTATGGATTCATTCCTGTGCTTGATGATATGACTTTAGGTGAGTATGTAGACCTTGATGAAAACTTTACTGATTGGGAACGTATGCACAAAGCAATGGCGGTTCTTTTTAGACCGATTAAACTAAGCAAAGCTGATAGGTATCAGATAGAAGACTACGATGGCTTAGACAACGCAGAACGAATGAAGAAGATGCCTCTGGATGTTGTAATGGGGGCAATGGTTTTTTTTTGGACTTTAAACAGCGAGTTGCTGAAAACTACCCTGAACTTTTTGGAACAGGAAGTGGGCAAGGAGATGACTACACAGCAGCTTCAACATTTGGAAAAAAGTGGGGTTGGTATCAAAGCATCTATGGAATTGCTAAGGGAGATGTTACCAAGTTTGAGAATATCACTAAATTGAATGTTCACGAATGTTTGGTTTACTTAGCATTTGAAAAAGAAAAAATAGAACTAGAAAGACAACAGATTAAAAGAAGATGACAGGATTCTACAACGTAACGGATAAAATCAAAGATACATTAGCAGCAGAACCATTTGTGAATACAGTTACCTATGGAAGCCTAGACGATGTTGATTTAAACAAGCAAACTATATTTCCATTATCACACTTGATAGTAAACAACTGCAGCGTTGCAAACAATACGCTAACGTTTAACATTAGTGTACTTGCAATGGACATAGTAGATGAAAGCAAAGAAGAAGTAGAAGATAACTTTGTAGGAAACGACAATGAGCAAGATGTAATGAATACACAACTTGCAGTCCTTAACAGACTAATAGCAATTTTACAAAGAGGTGATGTTTATACAGACAAATTCCAAGTAATAGGTGCAGTAGGTTGTGAACCATTCGTAGATAGGTTTGAAAACAAGTTAGCAGGGTGGGTAGCCACCTTTGATGTAGTAGTAGAAAACGATATGACCATATGCTAACAAAGGGGTACACATATCAAGCCTTAAATTCCTTCAAGAAGTTTGTGATACAACAATCACGCAGCAGACTTACTAAGAGCAGAAAGAACGTAAACAAGAAACTTTACAACAGTATTGATGGTGATGTAAAGGTTAGTTCTAATTCAATTAGTCTAACGTTCTTTATGGAAGATTATGGCGTGTATCAAGATAAAGGGGTTAGTGGTACAAAGAAGAAGTACAATACACCATTTAGCTACACCTCTAAAAGACCACCACGCAAAACATTAGAAGAGTGGATTAGCAAACGCAGATTTCAATTTAGAGATAAGAAAG